CCGTCAATTGAAGTCCGAACCGTTTACACAAAAATTCGGACACGCCCTTACCCGAGAACGTGAAGCTGAAAGACTTCATGCCGCCTTCGCTCAACGAAAACTCGAATTGCGTGCCACCATCCACCTGTATTTGCAAAACCCCTCTGGAGCCGGCCCCCACGGCTGCATGAAAACTGACGATGTACGTCGCACTCCAGTCAGCAGCTGGTGCCGTCACGCCGAGAATTTCTCCATTGATAGGCGAGACTTGATCCCCTGCCGTAACCCCTACTGCAACCGTCGCGATGTTGTAGTCAAGGTTCTCCATGGAAATGACACGCTGCGCAGTCAACGTGCCGCTGAAAGTGCCAGATGCACCGGACAGATTCCCGAAGAAGGTGGCATTTCCATTCTGGACATTGAATCCAGGCATGAAAATGTTTCCGTTGGACTGAATCTCGACATACCTGCCGTTATTGGCGTTGCCCAGCAAGATGCCGTTAGGCCCGATGTGAAAGCCACTCTGCCCCGCCGGCGGCCACACGTAGCCCCAGAAGCCACCCGAGTTCAGGCCATTGCCATTGATGGTGATGCCGCCAATGGTTCCAGCGCTCGAATAGATGGTCCCTCGCACGGTCACATCCGAGAACTCGGCTTTTCCGTTCTCGTTGATGCTCCAGCCCGTCGAACCCGTCACGTAGTTCGAGGAGTTGATCCAAGATCCCACAGACAGATTGCCGCCCGTGAGCTTGGTCACGCTGATGCTGGTGGCTTGGATCGTGTCCGCCACCAGGTTGCCAAAGCGGGCCCAGAGCGCCGTCACGTTGTTGATGTAGACCGCATCCATATAGACGCCAGCCGGTACCGAAACACCGTTGACGGTCTGCGCCGTGGTCTGCACCACGAAGGGCTTGACGTTGCTCACCCCGCCCGGCGATCCGCTGGGGGCCGCGATCCAGAAGGAATTGGCCATCACCCCAAAATCGATCTGTGGCCCAGCCGTGCCGCTGGTCGTGCCCGAGATGCCGAAACCACCGACCACTTGCTGACCACCTTGGGACAGTTGCATTCGCACGGAGTACTGCGCCCCCAGGTAGCCATCGGTCGTGGCGCGGGTCGTGGCCTCGGTGGCAATGGCGGCCAGCGCTTGCTCGTCAGCCGTCACATCCTCCAGGGTGATGTAGTCCAGATCGAAGAATCCGACCTGCCCCTGGTAGTTGCCAACGATCATCAGTGCCAGATGCGCAACCTTGTTGGCAAAGACGCCAGGCGAGGCCTTGGTACCCGATCCAGTCGCAGCCCCCGCAGCGCGGCCCTTGAAGTAGTACTCAACGACCTGCCAGGTGCCCAATGCTGGCTTCGCGTTGTTGGTCGCGTAATGCGCGGAGCTGATTGAGGAGGACTCCGTATTGTTAGTGGTCACATACAACGACTTGGCCGCATTCAGACCAGCAATGCCCAGGTAGATGCCGCCATCGCCTGACGTGCGCCGGAAGCGCGCAGACAGCTTGTACAGCTTGTTTTCATCCATGGGGATCGTGGCCACATGGCGCAGCCATCGCTCGCCACTGACTGTGGCATTGCCCACGGTCAGCACAGCCCCACCACGGGCGTCCGGTTCTGCCGCAGTCACGAACGTGGCCGCTGCAGCCCCGCCGACTGCGCTCCACTCCGACTCCCCGCCCAATGGGTTCAGCGCCTGCAGAACCGCTGCAGCAGAGCCCACAGCCGCCTGCACCTGGTCAAGACGCGAGGATTCACTGGTCACGCGGCCGTCAATGTTTGTGACCTTGGTGTCCACCGCCGTCAGCGCTGCAGCCGTTGCCAACTGGCCGGTACCGGTGGGCATGCGGCTTTCCAGCGCAGTAGCGCGGGATGCCAAAGCTGCATCAGCATTCGCGCTGGCCGCGGCCAAAGTGTTCACCGCCGCATTGACGGTATTCAGTCCCGCCACGCCGTTATCACGCCAGGCAGTGACCGTGGTGCCCAACTCCATCTGGGCACGGTCCCACTCCACCCATCCTGCATTGACCGTTGCCGTGCCGTAGAACCGGAAAATCACATGAAGCGCTGTGGTTCCGGCTGGCAGCGCAGGCGTCAACAAGGTGAGGCGCGCTCCGCTCTCGCCAGGCGTCACTAGAGTGCCCGTGTATGTTGCCAAGCTCGCGCCGATCGTCTGATCAGCCTTAGCCTGAAGGTACACACGCACCGTGAGCCCTGCAGAGGCACGAACATAAACAGATAGCGCCGCGCGCTGCCCTTCGACCACAGCTGGCTTTAGGTTATTGGCAGTGAAAAGGTCTGCATACAGCGAAGCAGTCAGACCCGTGCAGTCATAGCGCTGCGCCTTGCCAAGCGGATCAAGCCAAGATGCAGGCAGCGATGGAGTGGCGACAACACCAGCCGAGCCCCCGCGAGAATATCCATCAGCCAACCCTGCGATGCCTGTCGCCGCTCCAATATCAAAGCTCGGGTTGTAGAGCAGGTTCTGACCGCCCGCCTCCGACACACTGACCTGCAACGAGTCGATGCGCGAGGTTTCGCTGGTCAGCCGTCCGTCAATGCCAGTGACCTTGCTATCCAGCGCGGTCAAGGCCGAGCTGCTGGCCTTGCTGCCCAGGCCTGTTGTGGGGTTCTCGACGGTGTTCTTGAGCGCCGCCAAAGAACTGCCCTGGCTGGTGATGGTGTCGCCTTGCTGGCTGACCGTGGACTGCAGCGAGGACAACGCAGAAGCATCGGCCTTGGTTTGCAGCGCTTGACCCAACTCCGCCAGGCTCGGTTGCCAGGCCTTAGGCGGCACCACAGCGCCCTGGTACAGGCAAGCCCAATGCACAGTGGCCGCGCCAGTCTTTATCGTGCTGGGGTAGTAGTAAAAGTTGACCAGCGTGCCTGCAGCAGTGGCATGGTCAAACACAAAGGTCGCGGTCGCAATGACCTTTGAGCCATTGCGAACAAGGTTCTGGTTGATGGTTTTCAGACCGTTGACCCAGGCCCCCACAGAGGATGTGACATCACCACTCGCAGGCGTGTGCGTGATGCACGCCACCAGCGTGTAGGTCTCGCCTAAGATCAGTGTTTCCGTGGTGGTGTAACCACCCATCTGATATGACTCAGCGGCACGCACCAGCTCCACATTCGAGGCTTTAAGCAGGTTGTCACCTGCTCCCTGCAGCGCATCCAGAGAATTCGACAGCGAAGTGATGCTGTTGCCCTGGCTGGTCAACGTGCCATTGATCGAGGTCACGCTCGATTGCAGGCCGCTGATAGCCGTGGCTTGCGAGGTGTTGACGCCTTCTGCTGCCGTCACGCGATTTGTCAGCGTCGTGAGGGCACCGGAGGTGGAGGTAATGTTTCCCTCAGCCGTGGTCACGCGCGATGTGAGCGCCGTGGTGGCATCCGCGTTCGCAGCATCAGCCGTCGCATCCTCGACCGTGATCGACTGCACGCGCAACTGGAGCCCGGTCGCAATATTGCCGTTGATCCGCAAGCCGAAGCGCAGAAGAACAGCCGTCGCGCCCCAGGCAATGGCGCCTGCCGCATTCGCGGCCTTGTCCGAGAACAGAGCCGTGATTTCTGCAATCTGCCCGGCGGCAGTGATGCTTACTGGCGAGGAAAACGCGTCTCCACCGCTCGAATAGGTCGCGGTATTGCCACCCGCCACAAGATTCAGCCCCAGAGGGAAACCGCCAGCAGCAGCCACCTTGAACCGAGCACGAACTCGGTACACGCGACCGGGGATCGCTTGCACGAGCCCCTTTGTCAGCACGTTTTGACCAGCCACCGTCCAGTTGTTGAACTGTGCGCACACGCCGAAGTCGGCATCGTTGGTGACAATGGTTCCAGTTGCCGACGCTACCGTGCTCGGGTCGCCTTGCCGCGCGAGCGTCCAGTTGCCCAGGCCCGCACTAAAGTCGCTCGGCAGCACCGGGCCATTGGTGATCGAGTTCTGCAGCGCGGTGATGGCCGAGCCCTGACTGGTCAGGGTATTGCCCTGCGTGGTGACCTTTGAATCCAGCGCCGACAGAGCCGAAGCATCTGCCTTGGTATTCGCAGTTGCTTGGGCTGCCGCTGCTGCAGCTGCAGCATCCGTAGCCACCTTGTCCGTCACAGCCGCCCATGCACTGCCTGTCCAGCGCTTTGGCGTGTTGGCACCTCCTGTGGTGTCGATCCACAGGTTTTGCGTCTGCCGGTCAGCTACAGCCGGAGCCGTGGCGCTGTAAATCACTTTGCCCTTGCCACCGGCCAGATCACTGGCAGCCTGTGCCGCTGCCTGGGCTGCATTGGCAGTGCCAGTGGTGGTGGTCAGCGTGTTGCTCAGGCTGGTGACCTGCGCAGAGGTAGAGGAAATGTTGCCCTCAGCGGCCGTCACGCGGGTATCCAGCGAGGACAGAGCCGAAGCATCCGCCTTGAGGTTCACAGCTGTCTGCAGGTCACGCACGGCATTCTTCCAGACAGTCCAGCCGTCATTGACGGTGGAATAGCGGCTGTACTGGTTGAGCTCATCGTCGGTGGAGAACACCTGCACGATAGGTCCGCCGGTCGAGTCATTCCAGCGCACTGTCGTTTCCAGGTACCCCATTGCCGAGGTGCCAGGTGCCCCGATGACCGTGCGCGTCTTGAGCTCGCGCACCGTGCGGCGCTTGTAGTTGGCCCAGTACCAGCTCGGTGGCTGATCGGTGTTGCGCGTGTCGGTGATGGTCAGCAGTTGATCGACCGCCGACACCGAATTGCTCAGGCTGGTGACCTGGCCAGAGGTAGAGGTGATATTCCCCTCTGCTGCCGTGACGCGCGAAGTCAGGCCCGACAAGGCCGAACTGGTTGCCGCATCACGCGCCTGGCTGTTGTCGCGCCAGGCCGTGGCGACCATGCCGGCCTCCACCTGCACCCGGTCCCATTCAACCCACACCGCGGCCCCGGACAGGTCATAGACACGCTGAATCACACGCAAGGTCGTGGTATTCGCATGCATGGGGCCCATCTGCAGCGTGGCGCGCATGCCCTCCCCTGGGATGAGTTGAGCACCGGTGAAGGTTTGCAGCGTTGCACCGGCAGCATCGAGCGATTGACCGTAGATACGCACCTTCACGCCGGCGCCCGCCCGCACGAACACAGACAGCATGTAGCTGCCGGCCGCATCCACCACGGGATACAGGGCAGCAATCGGGTTGAAGTCCTTGTATTGCCCTGCCGCCAGCCCTGGCGCATCCACGCGGGCGGCATATTCCTTGGCTGCCAGCCAGGAGGCCACGCGCGAGACGGTCCCCGTGCCAACGCCACCCAGCGCCCAGCCGTCGATAGCGCCATTACTGGCCAGCAACTCAAAGCTGGAGTTGTAGATCAGGTTGGGCCCACCAGCCGCCGCCAGGTTGTTTTGCAGATTGGTGATCTGTCCGCTCTGGCTTGTGATCGATCCCTCGGCCGAGGTCACCCTGGTATCGAGCGCCGTCACGGCTGCCGCAGTCGCCAGCTGACCATTGCCGGCAGGCAAGCGGCCCTCAATGACTGTGGTACGCGAGGCCGCGGCCGCATCGGCAGCAGCGCGAGCGGCCGCCTCATCGGTGACGCTCGCCTCGCTGGCCACCTTTCCGGTACCGGTGGGCAGGCGCGCCTTGACGGCATCAATGGCCGAGGCATTGGCGCTATCACCAGAGACACGCGCCTGGCGCTCGCTCCAGACCAGGCCGGATGTGACCTGGGCCGCATCGCTGCCGGTGTAGTTGCCCCGAAGCTGGGCAGCCAGTGTGGTGCGAGCTGTGGCCTCTGCTGTCAGCCCCTGCTCGGTCTGGGTGATGCGGTTGGCGTGGTCGGCCAGCTGCGCCGCATGCGCGGCCACGGCCTCGCCCAGGCTGGCGTAGTCGCCCACCAGATCCCAATAGGTGGTGTTCGTGGGCAGGTTGCCCACGGTGTTGACCTTGGCTCTGTAGAGCTTGTTCTGGTACTTGACCAGCTGCCCTGCCTCATAGGCCTGGGCCAGGTCGAAGTCGCTCGCGCCGATGATGTCGGAGACCTGAGCATTCACGGCATCAATGCGGGCCTGCAGGTCGTCGGTTGCAGCCTGCAGATCTGCAGCCATGGCCGCCACATCCTGGCCGCGCGCTGCGGCCTCGGAGGCCACGGCTTGCGCGCGAGTGCTGGCCTCGGCTGCCACGGCCTGGGCACGCGCCTGGGCTTCGGCCTGCACGCGGGCATTGACGCTGCCCGCGCCTGTGCCACTGATCAGGTCGATTTCCTTAGCCAGATCCGTGTAGAGCTGGCTCTCGGTGATCTTGCCTTCCAGCACGTCCAGCAGCTTGCCCACATCCTGAGCAGTCACAAACGTCACGCCAGCCGAGGGGGCAGACTCCACCCCGTCCACACTGACATGCGTCACCCAGATGGTGTACTTGGAGCCCAGCTCGACCGGGATGGAGGCAGGATGCCCCTGCTCGGTACCCACGGACTTGGCGGCACTGAAAGCCGGGGCTGTGCCGCCCGTGGCCCAGAGCGACGCATAGATAACGCTGTGGTCATGACCATGACCCACGGTATAGGTCGGGCTGGCCCAGTTCACCTGTGCGGTAGTCATGAGCGGCACGGCAGTCACGCCAGTGGGCGCAGGGGGCGGCGTCAGGTCAGGCTCGCGGATGTTCTCGAAAACCTTGTCCAGAACCGCCACAAAGCGCATCACGCCCGTAGCGAGCTGGCCAGCCGTATCGACCGCACGCAGGCCGAAAGTCCACTGGCCCGCACCGGGCTTGGTGGTCTCGAACTGCGCGGAGTACACATCATCGGCAGCGCCGAGCGGCTGCATGGCATCCCAGTTGGCAACGCTCAGGGGCACATCGCCGGGCAGATAGCGGATCTGCACGCCGGCAAAGGCTGCCGGGCGCTCGCCGGCGTACATCCAGGCAAAGCGGCGCAGGCCGCCCTCTACCTGTTGGACCACAAAGGTGCCGGGGTTGCGCGGGGGCAGCTGCGTCATCGTGGTGATGTAGAGCAGCGTTGCCGACTGCCCGGCCTTACCGTTCGCATTGAACGGGCGCACGACAATCAACCACTCCCCGGCTCCATCGATGCGGAAGGTGCTGCGGGCGCCCTGGGCGTTGCCGTCCACCATGCGCAACTCGGATCCGTCACGGCCGGCCCAGACCTGGGCGTGGTCGCAATCGCCCTCCACATCCCAGACGCAGGACAGCTCATACCACTCGGTATCCCCCTGCAGATTGACCTTTTCGGCAACGCGCAGGTTTTTGACGACGGGGCGACCCAGCTGGGGAATGCTGCTCTGGTTGGGCGCGGGCACATAGGTGCCGTTGAGCACGTAGTCCCAGAACTCAGGCCCTTCGGGCACGGCCGTGATGCGCGCCCCCTTCAGATCCGACTCGGGATCGATGCCGGTCACGCGCACGCGATAGCCGGGCGTTGCCTTGAAGTCGTAGCACCACAGGGTGTCGTGCGCGGGGTTGCCGATGCCTTCGCCGGGGAAATCCAGATCCGCAGGCCATTCGCCCACCAGGGTGACGACATCCGACTCGGCCACCAGCGGTTGCACGGGCCACACGCGGTAGTCGCGTGCACCAGGCACGCGCAGGCCGATGTAGGCAGAGGCCAGGGCCGGCACCGGCTCATCCAGGGTCAGTTGCACCTGAGCGCCGATGCGCTTGGCTGCCATTACTCGGCCGCCAAAGCCCCACTGTGTCAGATCATGGGACACAGACAGTACCGACAGCCGGCGATAGTCCAGATGCTCAATGTCTGCCGTGTAATGCACGGTCTTGTACTGGTACAGGCTTTGGGCCAAGTGGTAGCGCGCCATGACAGCGGCATGGGCCTCGCTGGTGATGCCCTCGCCTGTCACGCGGGCCGGGCTCAGCATGGTGGTCACGCCGGGCGCCATCACGCGCAGGGTCGTCATCTCCCAGGTGTCGCGGTTCAGCCATTGGTACTCAATGCCATCGGCAGCATTGCTCAGCGCGTAATCCACGCTGAAACCACCCTTGAGCATGTTGGCCATGTTGACCACGGCGCTGTTGGGCTGGCCATTGGTCACAAAAACGGCGGTGGGCCGGCTGCCATCGGTCCAGGCGAATTCGCCCATGCCGGCCAGAGCAACCTCTTCGCAGAAGGCGCCCAGCGACATGGAGGGAGTGATCCACTTGTCATAGGTATAACCACGCGCCGCGCAGTGCAGTATGAAAGCCTTCAGGCCCTCGATGTCGATCTGCTCGTCGGACAGGCCAAAGCCGAACTGCAAAACGCGCTGCCCCTGCGGGTTGACGGTCCAGATGCCCCGCAGCGTTTGAAGCAGGATGGCGCCAGGGTTGGACAGGCCATCAGCACGCGTGGTGGCCGTGGCCCAACCAGTACCCGTCCAGATTGGCATGGGCTTGGCGCGGTAGGTGGCGCGCACCTGGTCGAGGCTACCGCTGAGCTGGCCGGATGCGCGGATCTTGATGCCGATGCGGCCCCACTGACTGTAATCCGTGGTGTCGGCCTGCACGCTCTTGAGCGACACCCAGGTGAACTTGCACGCATCGCCAGAGCCGCCATCGTTCCAACGCGGCAGGCCCAGCTTGGCACGCACCTCATACTGGCCGGGCGCCACATCAAACGAAAAGGTGCGGCGCAGCACATCGGTGCTGGCATTGGTCAGCGTGCTGCTGCTCAGCGTGGTCCAGGCAGGCGCACCGACTAAACGGGCCTGAATCGTCAGGTCAACCCAGTTGGAATTGATGTTGCCTTTGCCGCCTACGTCATACAACTGGCCCTCGATGTCCAGTTGCAACACGCCGGCCCCCGCCGAGCCCGTGCGCGTGATCCAGTCGCCGCCGTTGACGAACTCCGCCCCTGCCACCGCGTCCACATTGCTATACAGCGGCACGTTCTGGCTGGTCATGCCGGAAAAGCCGTTGTAGTAGACGCTCACATCGGAATAGTTACCGATGGGCGTATCTCCGATAGCGAGATCTGCCGCGCTGTGAACGTTGATGCCGCCGAGCAAGATAGTGCTCAGGTACTGGTCATCGCCCTCGTACCAGGCATAGGCCTTGCTGGCCAGATCCGGCGTAACGCGCATCTCGCCCCAGAGGACGGGAATAGGCTCATACGGCCGCGCGGTGTTTCGCTGGTCGCTCAGGCTGTAGATCTGCTTCTGGGCCAGAGACTGTGCCGATGGGATCTTGGGGCCCAGCACCTTGTTGATGAGCACCGAGCCGGCGATGAAGACGCCCGCCTGAATGGCAGAGATCCAAGTGCCCGCAGCTGCTGCAACATAAGTGCCGCCTGCCGCGCCATAGATGCCGGCAGCGATACCACCGGAGAAATAGGTAAGCGCAGCCAGGGCCACCAGTTGCAGGGCCGAGCGGCGCAGCACGGCGCGGCAAGCAATCAACTGCCCATGCTTTGGAAAGGTCCGCGCCCACATGGCCTGGGGCACTACAGCCCCACCAATCATGACGGTCCAGGCGCCCGAACCGATGCCCGGCACATGACGCTCGAGGAAAGCTGCCAGGCTCTCGCCAGGCTGCAGATCTGCCGGCACGTTGCGCTGGCCATCAATGGTCAGTGCATGGGGGGTGACGACCAGGCGGCCCGCCAAGTCGAGCACATCGGCAGGCACCCCACCAACGGCAGCCACAGCAGCAGATTCAGCGCGATTCAGTTCCATCGGTAAAAGCCTTCAACGACCAGGCCGTAGCCCTGCAAGTCCTGCACTCGATGCAGCACAGACGCCCCCAGCTTGTGAGAGGTGTGCAGCACATGCGGTGCATAGTTGATAAAGAAGAACGTGCCTATGTGCCCGGCCTGTTGCTGGCAAAAGTCGCGCATGAGCACGGCATCGCCGTCCTGTGGGCGGTCAATGCGCACGCCCAACTCGACGCAATATGCGGCAATGACTTTGGCCTGCGCCTGCAGATCCAGTGGGCGCAAGCGCTTGCCGGCCAGCACCACCTCGCGGCCAAAGAGATCGCGCTGCACGAGGATGGCGAGATCAGCGCAGTCCATATGGCGAGGGCAATAGGGAATGCCAACGAAGCGATCCAGTTGCAAGGCTTCCAGCATCAGAAGATCCCCGGCAAGGTGTGAGGGTTGGCGATCTGCATGCATGCGGCGCGTCGCATGAGCTCATCCACGCTGCAAGTAGCTTGGGCAGACGCCCCGCTGATGCTCACGCTGGTCATGGGCAGCCAGTAAACGTGCTGGTGCACATCAGGCTGATCGCGCGGCACGATGATCAGCTTGGCCATCGTGGTGGTGCCCGGCTGGCGGCGCTCGAGCTCGTCGCTGACGCCCCGCCCAACGTTGTCCATGGCCAGGCGCATACGTGGGGCCTGGCCGGAAACATCATCAGGCAGAGTGAAGCCAAAGGGCAGGCCGATGTAGCTGACGCCACGACTCACGAAGTCCTGCCCGTCATTGCAGATAAACATGGACTCCGAAAAGCTGGGGTTCATCACCTCAAGCAACTCGATATGCCCAACGTCATCGGTAACGCGCTGGTTTCGCGTGCGAAAGTCGTTCATCGCAGGTACTCCAAAGTTACTGACCGTTTGGAGCGCCCGTATCTGGCCGTCAGCGGCGTGAGCTGGCCGATGTTTCCGCCCTTGAACCGAACAGATCGGACCTGTCCCGTGCGAGGATCCTGCCAGTCAAACCAGCCGATACGCCGGATGTCGTTGAAATACCAGTCCTCAAATGAAGTCGAGTCCTGGCGAGACCTGAAAAACAAAGTGGCCGCCACCTGGACGACCACTTTGCTTTGGTTGACTCGCAACTTGGCGAGACCTTTCTCCATCTCAGATGCGACGACGCCGGGGTCGAATCCTTCCCCGGCGTCGTCTCTGAGCAGCTTCACGTAGCTCGGAAGTGCTGCCATTCACATACCTCTCTGTCCTCTTGAACGCATCGCCTTGCCCATGGGGCCGTAGTCACCCGCGAGTTGACTGGCAGCCTCTCCGATGAACAGATCAAGAATGGCCTTTCCGTCAAAGCCGGTGCTTTGCCTCTGCTCAACCTGAGCGCCTGTGTAGTTATGGATATTGACCTCCATGCCACCCGCCGGAGCAATGGCTGCTACCGCAGCAGCTGCCCCGCCCCCAACCGGCCCGCCATTGGCATAGCCGTTCATACGGTTGAGCAGACCCAAGCCGATGCGCTTGGTGCTCTCGGCGTTGATGACGTACTCGCCGCGATGCACCACGCCAGCAGGTTCGTATTTGCCGCCGTCACCGGTGTAGCCGCCCGTAGCAAAGCCCAGAAGACCGCGAGCGCCCGACGCCAAGCCCACGAGCATCTGCCGAGCTTGAATCCGCACCAGGTCAGCAATGATCGAGTTGGCAAGGGACTTGAAATCCGAGCTTGTCAGAAATTTTGTGTGTGAGGCATAGCATGTCGACAAGGA